TATAGTGCAACCTGCTAGGGGTAAAGATGTGAAATGTGTAGAAGAATAGGGAATTGGAACCTTATAGAATATTGATTTGTCCAAATTGTTTAACAATGCAATTATATTTGTTAGACCAATTATCAGACAGATTAATCCAGGAATTATTCACTAGATAACTGCCAATAGGTAGAGCTACCTTGGATGGTATACGATCAACATTAAAAGGCTCAGGGATTGCAATGGTAGTGTCGCGTAACAGCTTGGACCAAAACAGAGAAGTTCGCTTCATTGTTTGTTGTTCAAGAGACTTGTTCTCTAAATAAAGGTCGGAGTGTTTCCGTGCCTGTAATAGAACACTACACACAGCCTGGTTGTAAAGACCTTCTGTCGACAAAAAAGTTCGAACATTAGGACCAGACTTTTTACAATCCCCAAAATGGTTGAATTCTTGCCCAAAAATCAAAGCTAATTTTTCTAAGCCTAGATTTTTGATTAAGTCAGAAGCAAGATCCCATAATTTCCAATTTTTTACATTTATTGGTGGTTTTTTAAAAATCAATCGATGATCGTAAAATTTTCTCATAAGCCTCAGGTCTAAGTTGGTAGGTTTACGCTCTCCTAAAATAGGCAAGCCTAGACCCCCAAATTCTTGAGGAACATAATAAGGGATATTGTATTTTCTAACACGATCAAGGAACTTACGATTGAACTTCATAAACTCGGAATATACTGTCTCTCGCAAAAAGTAAGGAGCGAGCTCAAGTAATTCATGACAATTTGGTCCTATAGAAGAAAACTTATCTTCACCTTCTCCGGTATCTTTCGTGGTTGCAACAGAACGTTGCATACCAACAAGTATACCCGAATTAACGAAAGGAGTTTTCTCATAATGACATTCGTACCCATCACTTGGTTTGAAAGGATATTGTGATTTCTCATAACAATTGAAACGTCTAGCTTCATGCTTGACGCGAAAATTGCAAGAGTTAATTTCAAAAAATTCTTTTGAATAAAAGACTTTTCCAAGTGAAGGTGATAAACCGCAAAAAGTTGCGATTGTCGACCAATAATATTTCCCAAGTAAATTACATCTAAAAAGACCATCGTCTCCGTTAACGCTGAATTCGGCGGACTTAAGGGGAATCAATTCACCCTTTTCAAGTTCTAAAGTCCATCGGATTATAGAGGCATTAACGAGACACAAAATTGGAAAGGAAATGATACTACCCATAAGTTGACCATTTTGCTGTTTTGAACAAACCTTAAGTTTCTTATTTGTATGAGGAACTTCAAGGATGTGATTTGTCAATGAGTCGAAGGCTATCTTACGATAGTCTTCATCAAGTGACAAAGAATCACATATCTGTTCT